AGATGTAGATAAGACTGGAACAAGAATGGTGCAACTTACCGTATCACATGATAATAGCACAAAGGCTGAAATCAAAACCTATATGGACACGTATTCGATAGAGTACAATTCAGGCGATACTAAACAAGACCTGATTGATAAGACAATGATTTGGCAACTTGATAACGGTATTCCAAGCGAAGAAGAATCATATGAGTACACAGAAAGCGTAGTAGATACCACTACTACCATTACTCCCACATGGAAAGAAAGTGCCTTCAAGGGCAAATTAGGCGCACCCAGAGTCAAACCTGACGGCAGTCTGGTAATTGTAAAGGGTGAGTTCAGTATGCTGACAGGAGAATTATCGGCTATGAAAGATTTAGGGAATGACATGGATTATCCCAACAATTCTATACTGACAAAGTCTGAAGCGCAAACATTAGTTCGCACTTGGGATGTAGAAGATTTGGGATGATTATTGTTACTTACTTAATTGATTACCCTTGCGAATTATTTGAATGTGTAACTTATTCTAAATATTACGGAGTATAGGTGTGAATGGCGGCGATATTAAAAGTGCTATTGATGCACGATTATTGATACAGTTAGCAACGATAGTTATAACTATATCAGTAGCCTGGGCAGCGATGGGAAACCAGATGAGTAACCATATAATAAGCGAAGATATACACATGGATTACCGAGAACTAAAAGGCGAATTTGTTACAAGGGAAACATACGATAATGAAGTAAAATTTATGAACGAAAAATTAGACCGTATAGAGAAACTATTATTGGATAGACAATAATTATGCCCTGTGTTAACTCCTTACCATGTTACCCACATAAAAACCTCCTCAGTTAGGCAGGGCATAGCTTTGGATTTTGTAGAATATGGAATGGTCGGTGTAGTCGCAGTATTGTTTGTAGGCTTGATTAAGTTTCTTCAAAAGATAATAATTGATAAATTAGATAATGTTGAAGGTATTACCATTAAGTTAATAGATAGATGGAATAAGTCTGATTTACAAGCGGATGATAGGCATGAGAGATTATTAGAAGAAATGAGTAGAATAAAAGAAGGGTTACATTATTTAAAAGGAAAGGCAGGCTAAAATGAGTGATTATTTAACATGGACTAATGGGTTTTATCTGTTAGGATTAATTCGTATAGGAGTATTATAATGGAATGGATTGCAGCGAAACTTGGAGTAGAAGTTGTACAGTATGCAGCTGGAGGTGCTGTAGCTATTGGAGTTGCCTGGGCATTGAAAAAGATACCTAATGCAACAATTAAAGCAAAGTTTGGTGTGCTGATGTATGGTGCAGGAGTTACCTGTACTTTAGGATTGGCAAAGTTCAAATGGACAAAAAAGGTATGGAATAAGACTATTGAGCCTTATTTAGTGGATGCTATAGATAATATAGTAGCACATGGAATACAAGAGTTTGTTCGTGGTTTAAGGTCAGATAACGAATGAAAGTCGTTGTAAGTTTTAAATGGGAACTCGGGTAATGAATTATAAAAGACTCAAGGAAAGTGTTGAAAAGCATGAAGGCTTCAGCCGTAAAGTATACAAAGATACGCTTGGTATTGATACGATCGGGTATGGCTTTGCAATCAAAGACTTGGTTCTCGAATCAGACATTGCCAGTATACTGCTGGACAGAAAACTCACAGACCTTATACTACAATGTTTCAATCGGTTTCAATGGTTAAGTCGGCAGCCCACTGTGATCCAGGAGACGGTGATTGAGATGTGTTACCAGTTGGGAGTAAGAGGATTCAGTAAGTTTGTAAAAACAATATCATTTTTAGATGAAGGAGATTATCAGAAAGCGTCTATTGAAATGTTAAGATCAAAGTGGGCGGCACAAACGCCTAACCGGGCGATTGAACTAAGCGCGAATGTAAAAGGGTGTATCTCTTGATTCACTATTGAAAAATATATAAAGTAAAACATCATTTCTCGTCAAGGATAAAACTGGAATAAATCCCCTTATATTGGGTATATATACCCTTCTCTATTATATGTAGTAGTATAAGCAAAATAAACTCACCGCAACTAAATGAGTTAATAATGCAAAATACACAAAAACCTGTTCCTCAATAAAATATATTCTATCTAATATATTTTCAATAAGTAACATTATGTATGTTAAAACGCTTGCTACCTTACACCATGTAAGTTATATTGGCTCATTATTATGACTGATTACTACCAATTACGCCCGATATTACCTGATTCCGACCACACACCACAAGGAAACCAATTCATGAGAGACTACCTAAAGGCTGAACAGGCTGCTGATTATTTGCAAGTACATAAAAAAACATTGAACCAATACGCCAGGGAGGGGCGGATTCCAAGATACAAGTTCGGCGGAAATATCAGATATAAGGCGACGGATTTAGCAGAATTTATTGAAAAGAACAGAGTGATACCAGATATGAACCGGGAAGCAGTCAAGGAGGTAATAACGAAATGAACTATGACAAATTTTTAGATCGTATGGCAGCAGCAACGGTGGCAGGAGCAGCTATTTATTTCACAATACATTTTTTAATCTACATCACATAAACAAAAAAGAGAGGCGAACATGAAACACACACCAGGTAAATGGCAAGTAAAACAATGGAAAAGGGATCATTACGTACATGGTTTTGAAACCGTTATCACAGATGCAAGAGGTCACGGCTTATTTACATCAACACAAAAAGGTAAAAGTAAGAAGGTTGAAGCCAACGCAAACCTAATCGCAACAGCTCCGGAAATGCTTCAAGCGTTGAAAGATTCATTAATGGTCTTGCATGAATATCAGATAGAAGAATCAATACGAAATGAACTTTGGGATATAATCGCCAAAGCGGAGGGCAAATGATGAGAATACAAATGCGAATTAAGTGTGCCGTGTGTCAATCGCCCATTACACATGACCTGACAAGACCGTTCGGATTACGGATAATATGTCCTTCATGCCCCAATGGCGGTCATTGGCAACCAAAGTCTAAAAAAGACAAATGGCACATCGCTAATGTGGAGGAGGAATTATCGGACATCAGTAATTCATCTTATAGAGACCAATGCAACTCTGACAGATTTGATTTAGCGGATGAATATGACGACCCAATCCAACGTGCAGAAATAAGAGCGGGCGCATAATATGAACTGCCCGAACTGCGACAAAATAATGGATGAGATTGAATACGGCACAGCTGAGTCGGATGTATCCGAATTAGGTGATGGTTGTTTTGAATGTGGGTTATTTATTGATCCGGATGGTTGCGCAAGTTTTGACGATGAGTACGCCAAGCAAAGAGAGGCATTAACATTGCCCCGGACGGCAGATTCGCCTCCGCCCAAGTCCTCACGCATTTTTCATAGCTTTTTATGTAGTGAGGAGTCCGGGGTTGTTATCGAAAGAGAGGCAACATAATGGAGTATATCTCCACAAAAGATATGAGCCGTGAGGAGTGGCTAAAACTACGCCCGACGTATTTGGGAGCATCGGAGTTTGGATCAGTCCTGGGGTTAAACAAATGGTCTACGCCATTGGACGTATACCGCATCAAGATGGGCGACAAGGTAATCGAGGACAATATACGTATGAAATTCGGCAGGGACGCAGAGGATTTGATTGCGGATTGGTTTATGGAAGAAACCGGTTTAACTGTTCACAGGGAAAATAAGATCAGGATACATTCCGATTATTCATTTATTGGGACGAATCTGGATAGAATGATTGTAGGCAAAAACAGTGAAGGGACTGGCAGTTTACAGATTAAGACTGCATCGGATCGTGCTGTTCAATCGTGGGAAGGCAACACGAACCTGAATTACTACGCACAGATACAGGGTGAGTTAGCTGTTACCGGATGGAGTTATGGTTATTTTGCGATCCTGGTTGTGGGGTTTGCCGGAGTCCAGGAGTTAAAGATTATCCGGTATGACAGGGATCAATCTTTCATTGATGATATGCTGCCAAAACTGGTGTCATTTTGGAAGGATCACATTGAGAAGAATATTGCGCCGGAAGCGATTAACACGAATGATCTTTTAACGCTGTACCCCCAGAGCGAAGAAGGCAAAGAGGTTATAGCGGTCAAAGAGACTTTAAATGTGTATAAAAGGCTGTTAGAGGTTAAGGAATCACTGGCTTTATTCAATAAGCAGAAGAAGCAATTGGAGCAAGAGATTAAGCTGGCGATGCGGGATGCAGAGCGGTTGACGCTGGACGGATTTGATCTTATTACGTGGAGATCGGCAGCCGCATCACGGAAGTTTGATACCGAGGGGTTCAAAAAAGATTACCCATTATACTATGAGAAATACTTGAAAGCATTTAATGGTTCAAGGAGATTTCTTGTTAAAACACCACAGGAATAAAAAGGAGGCAGAAATGTCAAAAGCAATAACAACCACAAATGGCAGCATCCGGGATAAAGCCCTTGCTGCTGTTAAAAAAGCGGATAAGGCTGGGACGATGCTGGGTCTTAAAGCGAATGATATCACAGATATTATACGCACATATAGATCAGCCATAGCCCAAGCAATTCCGAGGCATCTTACGGTGGATCGTGTGATCCAGCAGGCGACTACGCTGGTATCGAGATCGCCGGCAATAGCCGAGTGCAGCGTTGAGTCTATTATCGGCGCAACCATGCAGGCATCCATATTGGGATTCCAGCCGGTGGCAGCACTGGGTCAATGTTACTTCGTTCCCTTTTACAATAAGAAGTCTGGGAAGAAGGAGGTGCAATTCATAATTGGGTATAAGGGTTACATTGATTTAGCCCGGCGATCCAATGAGATCAAGAGCATCTACGGTTATCCGGTCTTTGAGAATGACACGTTTGAGTTTGAGTTAGGTCTTGAGCCAAAGCTGAAGCATATACCGGCGATCGGTCATCGGGGGAATCTTACCCATGCCTACGCAGTTGCCAAGTTCATTAATGGCGGGGAGGCATTTGATGTTGTTACCCGGGAAGATGTAATGAAGCGTAAGAACGTCTCACAGGCAAAAGGATCTGAGTTTTCACCCTGGAACACCTGGGAAGAAGAAATGTGGGTCAAAACGGCGATTAAGACCCTGCAAAAGTGGCTTCCGCTCTCTGTTGAGCAGCAGCAGACCATTGCAACGGACGAGAGTGTCATTAAGATTCAGTCCTTTGGCGTTGATGGAGAATTAAACCCGGATGCGGTAGAGATTCCTGATCCGGAGTTTGAGGAAGTGGCAGAGGAAGTGGCAGAAGAACCGGTGGATGACGGAATAAAGTCAGCCGAGGCTGAATTGAGTGATCATAAAGCGGCTTTAGAAAAAGCATCCAAGAAGCAGCAGGATAAGGCTGATGATGGGATACCACCGGAGTACGAAGAAGTACCGGTAGAAGCCTATGAAAAAGAAGAACTGTTTTAGACAAACGGTGTAGATGATGGCGGCAGCAATATGCGGGTTATCAGAACATGGCAAACAATCGGTTTTGCTGCTGCCTCTCTAATATAATGACTATATACCACAACACTAATTTATTAACAAAAAAAGAACTTATTTCTGCTGAAAAGAGAGCCAGCACGGAGACGGATATGGTGTATTCTCATTTCAAGTTTTGTCCAGGTCAGTGTTTTACTCCGGATGAGATTAGAGAGCGTATGCACCTGCCGGAGATAAAAATAATAGGAATCCGCAGGGCAATCACTAATTTAACGGCAGAGGGCTATTTACGAAAAACGGACAAGATGGGTATTGGCACGTCCGGTGTTAAATGTCATACGTGGGTCTTAAATGAGTCACGTGGTGAGCAAGTGCGGATATTTAAGATATGGTAAGCCTGATCCATACACTTGTAGACTTTTTCGGCATTATAATTGTGGGCGGTATAGCAATCGTCCTTTTATTCTTTGCCACCGGGGTTCTTATGGTTTGCCTTGATGAGTTGAGAATTTATTTGTACGGCAAAATTTCTAAATGAGAAGTAAGTAGTTTGATAAATTAGATCGAGATGATAAAAATAGATACAGATATACCGATACCAGAAGATTATGATAAACATCTTCCTAATTATAAACGAGATTGCATAGCCGCATTAAAATCTTTAGACATTGGAGATTCTATTCTTATAAAAGACAGAACCCATGATACAGCAAAAATTTATGTGTGGTGTGCAGAGCGCAAAACGAATTTAAAATTTACTGTTAAATTTATAAACCATTGGGAGCATAGAATATGGAGAATTGGTAATGACGTTAATAACAAGTTATGTAAAACCAAAAAATGTTCTCGTTGTAAGATGGATATAAGTAAGGATAAGTACAGTGGCGGTTGTTATTGTTGTAAGGATAAGCATATATATCCGAGAGAGTTGTTAACAACACCGTGGGAATATCTTGGTGGTCGATCCAGGTCAAGCCAACATGACTGGAATAAGACTCTTGATTATATAGATGAGTTCTATGATGGCTATGGAATCTATGATGCGATACGCAGAAATATTGACAACGAAGAGTTTCTAAATGAGAAGTAAAATGAAATGCACAATAAGCTATTGATTAAGGGGGTCTTATTGTGGAAAGCAATAATATGGCAGTAAATAATGAAGAAATCTAAATGCAAGTATATAGATGGTGGCTATAAAATAGATTCTGGCGGCAGAATGGTCAGGGGCGATATGAATAACTATTATCGAAATTTAGAACCATATCTCTGTAAAAAATGTAATATGGTATGGCAACCAATGACAGAAGACCGTCAATTATCTGACTATTTAACAGGGTTTCCAAAATATGGGTGTACAATTAAAGTATGTACAAATTGTTTGTAAGGGTATAATCTTAAAAAATATGGGAATAAATGATCAAATTTGAAGTAAGGGGACAGCCGCAGGCATTAAAGCGTCACCGGTCTACCGTGAGGGGCGGAATAATCAGGCAGTACGATCCCTCCGCCGCAGCTAAGCGCAGTTTTCTGCTTTACGTTATTAATCATGCGCCTAAAACGCCCATAGCGGCTGCAATATCTATCAAGGCGACCTTTTGTATGACCAGACCTAAAAGTCACTTCAGAACAGGCAAATACTCCAGTATCTTAAAGGATAACGCCCCAACCCGGCATACCGGAAGACCTGATTTGGATAATTTAATAAAATTTGTATCAGATGCGCTTAATGGTGTCTTCTACAAGGATGACTCCCAGATCGACAGCATTGCAGCTGTAAAGTTTTATGATGTAGTACCAAGAACTGAAATAGAGATAGATGATATCTGTTAAATTAATTTTTGATTCATTACCTACTCAATCAGTGCCAATACTGGAAACGAGAAGTGGCATATATTTTTTATATGATGGCAAAGAGGTGGTTTATGTAGGGAAAAGTAATAACATAATATTTAGGGTACATACTCATAAATACGGAAAATTACATACCGGTATTAAAAAGTGCTTTACTCGTGCGAAAAGTAAAGAATATCCGAACTATGATGATTTTATGCTATCAGTGATAGAGAACAGGTGGATTAAAAGACTCACTCCTAAATATAATTTACAGGGAAATCCGAGATATATTTATAATCAAAAAAAGAAATGTTATGAAACAGCAACACCACACACCAAAGTAAGGTAAAGGTAAGGTAAAGGTAAGGTAAGTAGGACAGTGATTAAATGATTATACAACACATTATACGACGACAAGAGCAAAACCTATTATACAAGTTATATAATCCATTATATAACCCATTCCACGACGACAAGAGCAGAACATATTATAAAAGTTATATAATCAAATTATATAACCCATTTCACGACGACAAAAGTAGAACATATTATAAAAGTTATATAATCAAATTATATAACCCATTATATAACTCATAAGGAGGCAGCAAATGGCACGCAGAAGAATGATTGATCCTGGACTGTGGGCATCCGGGCATAATACTAAACTTATATACAGGCAGCGACTGTTGTTCATTGGATTAATATCAAACGCAGATGACGAAGGAAGAATAAAAGGAAATCCAAACTACATCAGAGCAGTTGTGTTTCCGTACGATGATATACCCGGAAATGAGATATTAGACGATCTGAATTTATTAGAATCTGAAAAAATGATCTCACAATATCTGGTGGAAGATGTGCGTTATATCCAATTATCAAAATGGAAAGACTTCCAAACGATCAACAGACCACAGCTATCCAAGATTCCATCAGCTATTGACGACAAAGTGAACAGTTCAATGAACGAATCAGTGTATGAATCAATGACCAATTCACGACTAAGAGAAGTTAAAGGAATTAAAAAAGAAAATACACAAAAGAAAAAAAATGTGGTGGTGTATAATTTTGAAAATCATAATAAAGAAGTTCCATTTGTGATTGCTTTTTGGAAACAATGGGTTAATCCTAATTCACAGGAAGCCATAGCTGGAAGTCCTACACCAACAGAAAAAAAACAAATCATGGACTATGCGTTTGCTTACAGTCAGGACATTGAGTTTTGGAAGCCGTATCTTGGGACTCGATTAATCCGCATACAGAATGGGGATTTTCATCATAGCAGCATCAAGGCGTTCGCCGGGGGTGGGTTCAGAGATTATGACCCGGAAAAACCTAAAAAAGGCAAAGAGCCTATCACCAGGAAGTACGATAAAACAGTCACAGGCTATTACAAGGCTTACTGCTCAAAATGCGGGAAGATGGAATTACCGCCTGGGAAGTTTCAGCTTTACGAAGGATCAACGTGCTGCAAGGTAGATTATACTCCTGTAAAACCAAAAGAATCACCCGGCAAGCCGCACAAAGTATTTACGCCTGACACCCGGTCAGAATCAACGCAATCCCTGGCGGATATACTGCCTTGATCACCACGATGAAAAAATACCGGAAGTTGCAGGATCGGCTTACGGAGGCTGAAAAATCGCTGGAGCGGGCGGAAGCGGCTAACTATAAGCTGCAAAAAATCCTCAAAAACGTCCAGGATGTCATAAATCTCTGGGAAAGTCGTATTATCGGCAATTTAAAGGCTATTTCTACCCTTGCTGCATACCTATCACCCGACGAGAAAGACAAAAATTAGGATCAGCAGCCCGGAAACCATAGGGGCATAAACCCCAGAGCAAATTGGATCTATTCCGTGCGATTACTACCCATTCCGCACAATTACGACAATCCAAAACAATTTGACTTTTACATTTTTAGCTAACAGATTCCAGCATGGATTCCGTAACCATCATCATCGTCCAGTCGTTAGTTGTGGTGATTGCATCGTTAGCCGGAGCGCACATCTACCGCAGAGGAACGAATAATCAATCCGTTTTTGAAATCCCGCCTAAAATACCGTCTGAAAAGTTGGATGAATCATGGGAAAATTAGATATTAGGATGTACGGATGCGGCTAACTTCAAAACAGATCAGGTTCGCTGAACTTTACACCGGGAACGGCACGGCAGCGGCTATTGAATCCGGATACTCAAAGAAATCAGCATCAGCCCAGGCAACTCAGCTGCTTAAAAACCCGCTGATCATTGAAGCGATCCAGGAACACGAATCTGTGCGGACAGAAAAACGCATTGCGACCCGGGAGCAACGGCAGGTGTTCTGGACAACGATCATGTTAGATGATGGCAAGCACATGAAAGATCGCTTGAGGGCATCGGAATTGCTCGGCAAATCCAATGGAGATTTCATGGACAGGGTAAGCATTGACATTCCTGGCTTAATTATAAGGATGCCGGAACTTGTTCCTGTGGGAACACCGGTTGCCTACGAAACACCGGGGGAGGCATGAATTGGTTACTAACGATTGTTGTGGTAAGTGTCATGTATGATGTTCAGCCCCAGGTGGCAGAAGATTCATCTATTGAGCAGTGGATACCTCATGCGGGCAAACAGACGGAAATACTTAAACGCAGAGAGTTCGAGTGTCTATTTGGCGGATCACGTGGCGGCGGCAAAACAGATGCTGGATTAGTCTGGCTGGTAGCACCGGAATATTACAAACATCCCAAGTACAAAGGCTTGGTGGTGCGGCGCAATGCAGATGACCTGTCTGACTGGATCGCCAGAGCCAGAGCCTTTTATCATCCGTTAGGGGCTACATTTGCCGGTAAAACTCCGATCATTAAGCTGCCGGCGGGTGGATTCATCAAAACAGGTCATTTGAAGGATGAAAATGCCTACACCAAGTACCAGGGGCATGAGTACCAGAAGATTCTCATTGAAGAACTCACTCAAATACCCAGGGAAGAAGATTATTTGAAACTGATCTCATCATGCAGATCAACAGTCCCGGAGTTAAAGCCACAGATATTATCGACCACAAACCCTGGCGGTGCGGGTCATGTGTGGGTTAAGCAGCGGTTTGTGGATGTAGCCAAAGATAAAACGCATTACGACAAGGTCTCCGGCAGATCAAGAATATTTATTCCAGCCCGGATCGAAGATAACCCAACCTTGATGGACAACGATCCCGGGTATGTTAAATTCCTGGAGTCGCTGCCCAATGATTTAAGAAAAGCCTGGCGGGATGGTGATTGGGATATCTTTGCCGGACAGTATTTCAAGAAGCTGCGGAAGTCCATTCACCTGTGCGAACCGTTTGTAATTCCCAGATCATGGACAAAGTTCAGATCGTTGGACTGGGGATACGGTCACAACACGGTCTGCTTGTGGTGGGCTGTGGATCACAATTCACCCTCCAATGCGTATATATACCGCCGGTACATCCAGAATGAGACAGTTGTAAGCGAAATGGCGCAGAACATACTGGATATGACCCCGAAGAATGAACAGATACAGACGACAGCATCCGATCCGGCAATATGGGTGAAGAATCCCTACTCGGAAGCACCGACGGATAAAACGATGGCAGATGTGATCAGGACGGTAGGATTACACATTGAAAAAGCCAATAACAACCGTATTAACGGCTGGCAAGCCTTGCGGGAACTGTTAGAGTGGAGCGATGAGAAGCCAAGCCCCAGGCTACATATATTTGAAACCTGCGAGGATGTGTTTGATGGGTTGAGCGTATTAGTCCACAATGAGAAAAAGCCGGAAGATGTTTTAAAGGTGGGCGGGGACGACATTGGTGATTGTGCAAGGTATGGGGCAATGCACCTGTATGCTGCATTAGCACCGGAGAAAGATAAGTCGAAGGAAGATAAATTTATAGAATCAATAGTAACAGATCAGATATTTGCCGGTGAACCGGATAACTCAACATGGGATAATGTCTAATGAGATCAAATGTATCAACCACATTGGATTACGACGAACACACTCTGGAAGCCATAGCGGATAGTGCCGATCAGATTTCCCGGGTTAAGAAATGGTTTGAAGAATCGAAGAAAGCCAGGGAATCACAGTCAGAGCGGTGGCGAAAGAATGAAAAGCTGTATTACGGACAGCACTGGGTGGAGACGCAAAAGGATTCCAGGACAAAGCTGGTGTATAATTTCCCCTTGAGCGTTGTGGAAACAACTATGCCGATCATTGCGGATCATTTACCTACGGTGGATATTATGCCGAAGGAACAGGACGACGTTATGTTTGCGGATATGGTACAATCACGGTTCGATCAGCTTGCAGACCAGTCAGGCTTATATGACAAGATATTATTAACCGTTAAGGATTCGCTGATATATTCAAACGGATACCTGGAGGTATTGCCTGAATTGGACGAAAATGGCAGTCTGACCGGCATATCGGTCAATGTGCCTGACCCATATACGGTATTCCCCCATTATTTCGCTACAACGATGGAAAACGCCAATTATATCATCTTTGCAACACCCATGCACGTAAACGAGATTGAGCAGCAGTATGACGTGCAAGTCACACCGGAAGGCAATTTAGACGATTACCGATCTTTTCAAACGGCGGTAGATGATGAGACCAGGGAAGGGGACGATATGGCACTGGTTATAGAGTGTTTTAGCTATGACCCGGACAGGGAGACGTATCCGAACGGACGGTTTACAGCGATTGCCCGAGAGCAGCTGCTGATCGATGAGCCATTAGAGTTGTCACGGATTCCTTATTTTATGGTGGGAAACTACAAGTCAGCCCATACCTGGTACGGTATTGGTGAGCCGGATTTAGTGCGAACACAGACCAAGACGTTAAACGAGGTTATGAGTTCTATTGCAGATAATATTCGGGAAGCAGGAAACCCCATACGCAAAATGACTCCGAGATTTGTCGCAAAAAACCCATTAGGGATTAACCCTCATGCCGGGGGGAAGGTAGTGGTAGACGATCCAAAAGATTTAACGTGGGACGCTCCGCCATCCATACCGGGGTACGTCCAAAACTATATTCAACAGACCTCTGTAATGATGGATGCTGTTACCGGTGTCCATGACGTTACCCAGGGCAGACAGCCCACAGGCGTTACAGCTGCATCAGCGATTGCAGCATTGCAGGAAGCAGCCCAGACACGCATCCGGTATAAGATTACCAAAGAGATCAGTACGATGATTAAAGATGTGGGGAATTATGTGGTTGATTTGATCCAGACGTATGACGATCAGATATTGTCGTTAAGAGAAAGATATTCCGGCGGAGACTTTGAGTTTAAAGAATTTAATCCCCAGGCGGTAGATGAAAAGACCGGAAAAACCTTTTCAGAAGGTCAGTTCGACATAACAGTGGCAACAGGTTTCAGGCAGCCATCCGGACGTTTAGCTGCGGAGGAAAGAGCGTTGAAACTCTATGAACTGGGTGTCTATGGTGTTGAGGATATTGTTATGGCACTAAATGAGCCGAATAAACAGGATTTAATAGAAAGATTTTATAAGCGGCAGCAGGAAGCGCAGATGCAGCAGCAGGGCGGAGAACAGATACCGCCGGAAGTGATAGAGCAGTTTCAGCAGCTTGTGGAGATTGCGCAGCCGGGAACGCCGGAAGAAGAACAGTTAAGGGAAATGATGGAGCAGTATCCAGAACTACAGGAGATCATCCAGGCGTGATTCAACGAATTATTATCTACTTAAAAAAATTACATACAGTTAGATCAATACCGGATGATTTTACCGGTAAGATTCTAATAAACTGCCAATTAGGCTATGTTAATAATATCGTGATATCGGAGAGTATTAAAATAGCCTGAATTAGACCCAGATTTGATTAAACCGACCTAAAACCCGGGGAAATCGGAAAAACCGAAGCCCTGGACACTCTTTTCAAAGCGAGAGGAGCGTTCAGGGCTTTTTTAATGTCAATAACCAGTGTCAATCACATGATTGACCAACTGAAATGAGGACACACATGATAGCAGCAGAAAATGTATCATACGAAAGCGTAGAAGTCTCGGACTCTGACCTTGAGGGTATAGAGCAACCCAGTGAGCCATCTACTGAAAACAAACCGGTAGAAGCAAATACCGGTGACGAAAGCGATAACGACGATAACGACGCACCAGCAACGGTCATGGTTGGAGATCAGGAGTATACTGTTGATGAAATCAATGATGCTTTTGATTCCCATAAAAACAAGACTGACTGGAATAAAACCAATACGGAAAAGGCGCAAAAGATCGCAGACCAGCGCAAGAGTGTAGAGCCGATGGTTCAAATGGTGAAGATGTTCAATAATAACAAGGATTTCACTGAATTATTGATGGATTCCATAGAAGATGAGTTAGGGGAGGAGGGGAAAAGCCTTTTCGAGAACGTATTAAAGGCTGATCCCGGAGTAAACCCTTACAAGTCTCAGCTGGAAGAAGTACAGCATGATAGAGACATAATGCAGGCGGATGCAACTTTAAACAAAGCGAAGTCCGAACTGAAAAGCAAATTCAAGCTGAAAGATAATAAAGTGAACGATGTTGTTGATTTTGCAGTAAAAACTCACGAAGAAACCGGCAGGCTTATATCTTTAGAGGAAGCCTATAAGGTACTCGATTATGACACCTTAAAAGCAAAATCAGAGAAGAATAAACCTAAACCTCCGCAGCTGGCAAACAAAGATCGTGGTGCAGCCGCTATCCATACGTCCGATAAAAAGGCAGGGACGGCTAACTACGATGATGTTGATATAAGTGGATTCAACCTGTTTGGTTGATGATTAATTAGAAGAAAGGAGTTTAAGCTATGGCTTTAACTTATGATTCTTTAGAATCGTTGATCGCAAGGAAATATATGCCTATTCTTGCTGACAATATCTTTGTCAAGAGTCACCCTCTGACAGCAATTTTAAAGAAAAAATCAAAAACATTCAGCGGGCGTGAAATTGGGCTGCCCCTGGAAGTAACGGATGCAGACAGCACTAACAATGTTGTATGGGGATCGCCGGGTGCAGCATTAACCCCGACGGTATCAGACCCATTCACACTGGCATTGTATACCCCGCAGATGCTGACCGGAACTTTGAAGATCAACAAAGAGGAGTTCCTCATAATGAATACACCGGAAGCGGTGAAAAACATTGTGTCCTCCAAAGTGAAGAACCTTCAAAAAACCCTGGAAAAGGCTTTTGCTGATGCCATGTGGACGACAACCACAAGCGCATGGAACGCATTAACGGTTCTATTGAACGACACCAACAGCACGGCAGTAGGCGGTATTACACCAACAGCTACCTTGAATACGTGGTGGAAAACATCGATGGTAGATGCAGAAACTATCCGGCAAACAACGGCGACTGCCGTAACGGAGAGTGATCTGTATGATGCAGACTCCGGAACGTATATTCCCAGGATGTTAGCCCGGGGCGTTGCCAATGCCAAGAAGCAGACCGGCGAAACACCCGATTTGATTGTGGTAACTCAATACCTGTGGGACGTGATGGAGGATATTCTCGATCAGAAAAAAGCGGGTAATAAGTTCCATGATACAATGGGCGCAGCCGGGTTCAAAGCACTTGACTTCCGGGGCGTTGCTGTGATTGCTGATGCAGATTTACCTTTATCAGGTAATAAGGCAAGTATGTACTTCATTAATTCGGATTATCTGTATATGTTCTTCAATTCCGGTGCGAAATTTACCGCCGGGAAATTCATTGAGAGCGATACGGCTAATACGCACTCCATGAAGGTTCATACCTACGGAAACCTGGTTACATCTAACAGAAACGCACATTGTGTTATTGAAAATGTGTATTCTGACAGCAGTTACGTCTAAACCGTAAATAGAATGTGAAGCTATCAGGGGGTGGATAACTATCCATCCCCACTTCACAAGGAGAATATTATGACCACAGCCGAAGCCTTAACCATACTTGGACACCGCCTGGAAGACCCCACTGGCGATTTGTTTGACGATACCCTTAAATATCTAATGCTCAACCGGGGTCAGGACAAACTGATTCAATACTTAAATCCGCACTTGTTGCAAGAATTACAGTCAAGCACCACAGCGATCGCTTTAACGGAAGATTCAGAACTTCCAGATGATTATAACGATTATTTTACTGCCAGTGATTTAGGCAGCACACCTTTTGGCGGATTGACCGGCATATTTGGTATCCGAGATGCTACTACCGGAGATTTTTATACAAAAACATCCTTTGAAACAATGATGATGGCGATGGATGCAGTCCGGGCAATCATCAGCGATCGTGTTTCGTCTGCCTATCCGTCTATAAAATTTTATTTCTTAAAAAACCGGGTGTATTGCCACCCGGGGCTACATGATGTAAATGTGTACTATATCCGTCAGCCAGCAGAGTTTGGATCGACCATAGATGTGCTTAATAACCTTATTGTTGGACAACGCTATAGCATCGTGGTCGTCGGGACTACAGATTTTACAGCACACGGAGCGAGTGCTAATACGGTTGGAGTGGAGTTTGTAGCAACCAATACAGGATTAGGGACAGGCACGGTAGATGTCGAATGTCCATTAGAACGAATATTCCACGATGCCTGGGTTGAACTGGCTGAGTACGAGTTATGGATGACAAATAGAGATTTTGACAAGTCGCAAGAAGCCTTATCCAGGGCAATGGCAATAATTAATCAGCATAACACGTCTATCCCGGCTCTGAATATACCGGATCAGGTGAATGATCCTTTTTATAATTCTCATCATATCTAAATTATGGCGAAACGTATAGATATACGAAGTTTTGAAGGTGTGATCACCAATGCCGATCAGGAAGATTTACGTCCGGAAGTTTTAACAGCCTTAAAAAATTTACGCCCGGTAAACGGTAAGCTGGTTAAAACATTCGGGGCAGGGGAGTTTACAGATATCCCTGCACCGGTGATTGATGTTATGTCTGCAAAACTCGGTGAAACGTATACGGTTCGCAATGTGTTTGTGTTTAATTCTGTCTATTTATCAACCACAGAAGCCCATCAGCACCGGTATATCGTTGTAGCAACCGACGACACCAGTAAGAATACACGGATTCTATGGTGGGACTATGATGTCCCCGCTGTATCCAACTGCTTGGTCTTTACCGATAATACGCTGTTCTTCTCTACCTCCGCAGCCCATAAAATTGATGAAGATGATTATGTAATGATCCAGGATGTGAAAAATAACGATGGTGCAGCTATCACCGGCTGTGAGATTTTTGATCAGGCAGGAAGTCAGTCAGATGCCGATACAGTCTATATAAATTCACCTTCCGGGTTTGGCGGGACGTGGATGGACGATCGCGGTGAGTTAGATGTGGAAATCATATCAGCAAAGCCATCAATGGGCGGGAAGTTGTCTCGTCATTTGCAATTTAACACTATAACGGTTGGATCAGACCAGATGACTAAAGTAGGGCATATAGCCATCGTGGAAGTGAATGGCGGATCAGCCGTCGTAACCCTTGCTGCAATAGCAAAATTTACAGAAGGCTTTTATAGGCTGTACTATTCTACAGATGGTACGAATTTTACAGCCCTGGCAACATCGGAATGGAGCGGAATCATAAGCTCAGGCATTAATATTAATATCCACCAAATAAGAGCCTTTAATAATTCTTTTTATGTAGCGGTTGAGCATTATAAAGACCCAACAAATTATACAAGCATAGTGAAGGTAACGCCGACATGGAGCGCATCGGTTGTAACCTGGGCGGATACAAACCCTATACAACTCGCACAGCAATTATCAGCGTGTCAGATGGTGGATTATACCCAGGGCGGAAGCAATTATTTGATGATTTTATTTAATGATGGTACTGCCGGGCATTTATACCGTCTCGACACCAGCGATACACCCACTAACTATACATCTGGTCTGCCGTCCTCTGATAAAGCACTGTATCTGTGTATGGGTCTTGATTCTCCCGGTAAGGAAAATTTCTTCATTTCGTGGGCTTGGGCAGGCACAGTATATATTTACTATTGTAGAATTACCCATCTTGGCAATACAAATCCCTGGACATTAATTAGTGACGGTATTATTGATAGTGCTGAAAATGTTATTGCTATGGACGGATATAAGCACCAGGACGATAAAACGGCTATCGTATGTCTGGAAGATACCTCAGCAAATACCCATAAAGTATATACGATAAAAGATGATGGCGGCTTTGAATTGACATTATTAAATATCGCAATACCGACAGATTCGCAAACTGACGGCAAAGTAATAAGAATGTATGGGACTCATGCCACACCAGGCGGAAATGAATATCTCTATATCTCATACGATACATATAACGATGGCACGCAGCATGGAGGCACTGTATATATAATAGCCGAAAGCGGAACACACGCACAAGTAACCGAATGTGATGCCGGGGCGGATTTAAAGGGAAAATCTATAGTGTCGTTTGGAGATGTATCAACAGTCTTTAGTATGACCTATGCTAAAGCACACATGGTTTTATACGGTGCGTTTGTACAGGGGACAGGAGTCACGGCAGAGGAAACAACTGTATTCCGCCATAGCGACGTGGGCTGGGCTACCGGAACATGGAGCGGAAACGGATCGCTAAAGTACAACTGGCGGGATTTGTTGGGTTTCTTTGACATATCAGGAGATTTTAAACAGGAAAATAACCGTAATCCGATTGTTCCGATGGGCGATTCTATCCGGTTTCTTCCTGGTGTAATATCTGACGGTGACGAATTATGGGTCGGGCATATAGACCGCGAATTGCTGGGCGGGAATGTCACCTATGCTGACGACTTTTATGGTCTTATTAATGCGATTACAAATCCGTTTAAAATTAACGGACACGATATATCCCTCACAGAGAATGAAGTGAGAGCAGAGGAAGGTGTCAAATATGCTGTAACAGCTATCTATGACGGAATCCAGGAGTCGCTAATTGATGATGATGATGTGCATAAACTGAATATATCAGCAAACATAAAAAAATCCATTGTTGATTTGACGATTAAGATTAATACAAACAATATTAACAAGAGGATTACCGGTATTAATGTATACAGATCGTCTATGCTGTCTACGCAAACATTCGGAAGTTTTTCCTTAATTCAGACAGTTAATCTATTGGATAGCTATACAGACTTAACACCTTTGAATGGGAATATTCATGCACTAAAGGACGACAAATTTTGGATTGTAGATAAAAATAATGCGTTAATAAAAAGTGGATTAATTGCTGGTAATTTAGCAAAAATAAAAATTACAGGAGCATATCATGGCGCACGTAAAAGGATAGAATACGACGAGGCTAATGCTCATCCAATCATTAAGCCTGTCTGGTATGACTCCGGGGCGACTCTATCGTCCAATCCCAGCTCATCAACCTCAATAGATGTGTCAGATGGGACTAAATTCAGCACAGGGCAGCTTATCCATGTCACAGGGTCTGTTATGGTAAACGAGGCTTACGTTAATGGTTATTATTATAACACCAAAGACGGCTCTTATGACGAGATAATGGAAATTACCTATATTGTTTCAAATACTCTGACAGTGGTAAGGGGTTATGAAGGATCAACAACATACACATCCTATTCTACCAGTGATTATATTTATATTTATAGCGGTATCTCATACATAAATATTTTAGGGACTTCAGGAGCGAATATATTTAATGCAGGCTGGGCGTTTGATCATAACGTTTCCGGGTCAACTATAATAGAAACCGATACAACCGGTGCGTTCGGGGCAGGATATACAGGGATTTTAGAGCCTTTAGATACAGACGATTGGGTAACGAGCGGATCAGTAGACATCTCTTTGGCAAACAACAGAACTTTCTACGGAGTCCTCTCAACAGATGAAACGCAAGAAGAAGTGAATATTGTCAATGCTGTAAGCAATTATGATACTAAACTTGGATTTGGTTTTGTAAATATGAAAAATAAGATTATGGCTGATAAGATCACTTTAGAAGGTGTTTTTAGAGGGAGTGCCTCATTTGAAGATTTAGGCGGCGGTGTATATAATGTTACAATCAATGATAACGGACTCCCGGCAGGCGCATATCACTATAACGAGGGTGAGGACAGCATTAATACGTCCGGGAAATTCGGTAAAGTGTTTAAAGGGCGGATGTTTTTATTCAATTTACGCCTGGATATCGGCGATGAAAACGAAGAACACCGGGATTGGCTGTCTTATTCTGAATTAGAGCAGTTTGATGTTCGATCTGTCAGCAATGTGATTGGATTCCCGGATAAAGAAGGCGGAGAAGGGACAGGCATGGCTGAACTGTTCGGCAGGCTGCTGCTGTTTAAGCCTCAAGCTATCTTTACCCTGGATGTGGTAGACCCGACCGATCCCGCAACATGGAGACGGAGGGAAAGTAAGCATAATATCGGTAATATTGCTCCGCAAGGCGTTGTAGAAGCGATTGATTCGGTATATTTTGTATTCCGGGATGGTATTTATCGATTAGACCCAAATTTTGCCGCTGCTGCGGATGCAACGCCATCCAAGCTGAACCGCATTACTGAGCCGATCAGGGATATCTTCGACGGCATAGACGATAAAACGATTATTAAGGGAGCGTATGATCAGAATTTAAACGAAGTGGTTTATAAATGGGTCAGAAGTTCATCACAGGAAGTCTGGGCGTATAATGTCCATGATCAAGCCTGGAGGCAGTTGGATACAGCCGGGGCGGTAGATATGTATTTCCATAATGAAGATAATTACCTGAATTATTATGACGAAACAGCAAAAAAAATACACACATTCAATAATACAGAAAGTTCCACAGCCAGCTTTAAAACAATGAGATTCCCGGTAGGAATGGATAGAAAAACTAAAATACGCCATGCGGCATTTCAATACGATGGACAGGATACCATAACGGTAAATGTCTACGTCAATGGCGAAACAACCCCATCTACAACACATACGCTAACCGGGACAGGTCGGCAGATTAGGAAAATACCTCTGAAACGGTATGCAAATTCCGTCCAGTTAGAAATAGAATCAGCCGCATCAACAAACACTTTAGAATTTGAAAGACTACAATTAGAAACGGAGTAGAATCATGGATCCATATACAGCATATCTTTTATATCAAGGCGGTAAAAAAGCAATCGGAAGCGTGTCCAGGTTGTTAAACCCGAAATTCGGGCAGACACGGTACGGATCACAGCTGCATAGAATAAAGGAGCAAGGTATATATAGCCAGGCAACACGATCCAATATACTTACAAAAACAGGCAGGCAGTTCGATATCACAGCCGCACCTTCAATACAAAAAACACAAGGCAGGCTCATTAGGAATAATATGTATAACTCGGTTGCATCCGTTAAAACATTAGCCCAGCCGGGGATTGCAAAAGCAAGAGTCATGGCGCATACAGAAGGTGATTTACAGGCAGTCAATGAAGAAACAAAGCAGAGAGCCATCATTTCCTACGCTCAGGGTATTGACAGAGATAAAGCAGAACGCCGGGGAGCAGTTGCAGATTTGGGCGGAGTAGCCCTTGACTTTGGAGCGCAGTATTACGGAAAAAAAGCTGCGGATAAAAAGGCTTTGGATGCTTCTTATTCAAGTGCCTCTAAATCCGGGTACGATCCAAAAGAAATAACACTGCCAAGTGGCAAGAAGTCTTTTATAGACATTTCACCAAAATTGCTCAAAGAGGCTGGGAATAAGATAATTGACGATTATATGACACAAGGAGATAAAGGCGACCCGGCAAAATTACTCCAAGAGTTAATTAGACAATTTGGTGCAAAAGATGGGGCTGCGATTTTTGAGGCTATGGCAAAAGCGGGGATATAGAAATGGGTAATATTCGAGATTATTTAGACAAAAAGATTGAACCTCGCAAAATGTCGGACAATGATCGTGCCATCGCCAGGCATTATTCACAAGCATTTCTTGCAGACAGTCCATTTACCGGTGATTATGCGGGGACAGCTATTGCCGTTAGAGATTCGCTTGCCGTATCTAAATACGACCCAAATGCAACACCTGCAATCGCAAAGGTAAATAAGAATAAAAAGACCGAAAAAGACTATATTCAAGCATATATAAACGCCAAAGGGACATACCAGTTTAATCCTGATTCAGTCTCCGCAGATCAAGCAAGTGATTATAAATTTAAAAACCGGATGATTGTAAAAACGAATGAAGAATTAAAAGCAAAAGCGGAAAAGCAGTTTAAAGAAAAATATCCAGTTCCTTTGGAAGAAATACTTGAAAAAATTAATAAGGATGCAAAAGCATACGTAAAATTTCTTCAAGAGACAGGTGTGCGGAGCGCAGCGGAAATACAGCACGCCGCAAAAGTGTTTATGAGTCAAAGCATGGAAAAGGAGGGGTTAGACCCGGCGGGGTATATACGGTTAGATGAGCCGGACAGACCGAACACACCACACGTTGAATCAGAAGACGAAGATTTAGAAGATGTAAAAATAATACCACAGTCAGTTATGCAGCCAATTAAGATAGATGAGCCGTCCCCTGTCCCGGTTAAAAAGAGGGAACAGGAATATGCAAAAGAGACGCTTGCTATGAAAGTCGCAAATCCTCCTCCAGAATCCAAAAAAATTGGCAAAAAATTAGAGGCTAAATATCAAGAACTAACTAATAAATATAAAAACAATAGATACATTGAGGTTAAAAAGACCTACAATAATAATACGAACAGATGGGAACTCAAATTAAAAACTGATGTTGAGGGCGAATTGAAAAGGCAACTTGGAATATATATATTGCCAGGCGGTGAAAAGATAGACATATCGCATATTAAAGAGGATTCAAATCGCAATCCAGATGAAAAAGAAGCATTATATCAAAGCAAAATAGTAAAATATGTTGGTGAATACATTCAAAATGATTTAAACAATCCTGGCAAGTAATGCCTGAACCATTTACAATACCGCAGATAAAGCCTAAAAAGCAGGCTGTACCCCCAGAGACAGTGTCGCCTTCATACGATCTGTTTGGGTGGGTAGATGATATAGCTAATTTTGAGAAACCCTCCTTAAACGGCGAATATGAGCCTCCGCAACAGCCAGAAGTCTATACAGAGGGTCATATTGTCCGAATGTCTGACGGCAGGGAAGAAATTATGGTCGATACCGGAGAGGAAATTGACGTTTCCGGTATCCCTCATTATTTAGCAGAGAAAGACACCGGGGAACAATATTACATCCCGGCAAGCGATGTGCCGCAAGATTCACTAACGGCTGTCGATGATCCGGTAATGGATACGGTCAGAGCCATAACAGAAGCAAACCAGATGCGGGCTGAGCGCGATTCGGTCATATTAGAAAGTTCTGATCCTGAAAAAACATTGACCGAGTTAAGGCAGGTGGAAAGCAAGGTTAAAAATGAATCGCCGGAAGTTCAAAAGTTCGTATTAGACAGACATAGAGCGCAATACAGACAACCCACACCGTTTGAACAGGCGGGAGATATCCCACCTGGGCGTGATTTCACAGGGCAGGGGTTTGCCGAAGCAACAAGACCGGGGCATCTCCCGGAATATCCAGAAGGCGAAAATGTAAAGCAGTTTTTTAACGAAGCGTTTGCACAACCATATTATTCCATGATGTCTGGAGTACAGGGCGGTACATCTCGGTTTTTCACTATGTTAGATAACTACGCCAGATATTTAGAGGACAAAACAGGATTAGAAGGCAGGGGCGGACTCTTTGAAGATTTAGCAAAACTGTATAACGATAATGCTGAATATTATGACAGTAAAGGTATTGATCCAAAAGAAGGGTTTATGAACTCTCTGGCAGATGCGTTATACACTGGTAGCGGTCAGTTAATAGTTGATCTTCCGCAAATAATAGCGTTGAGGAAATGGGGATTACCCATCTTTATGGGTGCGCATGGCGGGAGTGAGGCTATTGCAGAAAATGAACAATATAGTGAATTAATGGCATCTTTGCGGGGCGGAGAAACACAGTTTAGATATCTTAATGAAAACGAATATATTAAGCCGGAAGGAATAAAGCCTGCAATAGAGGCTATCAATCGAGGAGATCAATACCAATCATTTCATGGGTCTCCTTTACTTATGCAAACTATTGATAAATATAAAACGACTGAAAAGCCGGATGAGCATAGTATAGCACTCGGTATAGCCAAAGGGGTAGGCAAGGGAATTGTACTGCATAATATACTTAGCGGGCTGAAATATGCACCTCAATACATTGCCAAAACAACAGCCGCTACCGTGTTTGGCGGTATGTCGCTACAAGAAGAATTGAAAAAGCCTGCGGTAGAAAGAGACATGGCAAATATAGTCGCCGGTACTCTTATGGGGGCATTTTTTGGCAAAGGTCAAAAAGGAAAAACACATAAACAGTTCTTTAGTGAGATTTCTGATGGTCTTGGGCTAAACAAAATAACCGAGTTGCAACTGACTAAAAGCGAGATAGTGGCATTAAGGAAAGTATTTAATGCGCCGGAGGAAGCTACACTGTCAGATATTGAGTTTATACAGGGTATAACCAAAAACGGTAATAAGTCTTTTCTCTTTAACGAAGTGTTTAGAGGCGAAGGACGGATACCTGTAACATTAAGCAATAAAATTAAAGCCGTTATGAACAGGGTTCTTGGCAGACCGGTCACAGAAGGGTTGGAAATCTCCGAATTACCAGTAAAAGAAAAATTAGAAGGCAGGACGGTTAAATATGAGCCACCGATTGCAGTACAGAAGCCGTCACAGATAGAAGGCGAGGTTAAACCGGATATTGTGGAAGTCCCAGTGGAGATGTTAAAAAACATTGTTAAAGAACGACCACCAGGTGAACCCACAATTATTGAAGCTATTGGAAGTAAAGATGTAGTGTATATAGGAAAAACAAAAGCAATAGACGGCAAAGAGGCAGATGTATATTTATATGAAAACAAGAATATGCTTGCTAATTGGAGATTCATGGTCATAGGAAAAAACTATGCAAGTGAAGTGGGCTGGGCGGTTGGACTTGAAATATTAAACGAAAAACTTCCAACCGTAGATGTGTTTGAAGATTTAATTCGACTGGACAGGAGATTTGCAAAACCACCTGAGCCTCCTGTAGAAGTTCCGGAACTACCAGCAAAAGAAGAGTACGTAAACGAAGAGGAGTTGTTAGATATGCTGGATGACAAGGAGGGGTATCTGGCGGACACAAAAGAAGAAGCACCTGAAGGAACACTTGATGTGAAGAAACCCACAGAGACAGATGCAATTATAGAATTGAAGGATTTGTTTCAAGCGGTTGATCCAGAGGTAGTATATGAGGAACGTCTTTCTGAATTAAGGACTCTTAAAGATAATATAGAAGATCCGTTACACCCAGAAACTCCAGAGAATGCCATGTTACAGATACAGGCTGCTGGTCGGGAATTAGCTGGACTTAAACCAGAAGATGTACAAATAGCAGGACAAAATTATCAGAAAGTAAAGGATGGTACGCTGGTAGATATAATAAAGATCCATAAAGGCGCAGATATGGGTACGGTGATTGAAGAGCGTGCAGAAACATGGTATTGGACACAAGAACAAATAAGCCCTGACTGGGATAAAACAATAACTGAAGAAAGGAGAAAATACCATGATAGAACGAGAGAAAAAGACGACCCAACACAAAGTAATCTGGAATGGTTCAGTGATAAGGCGAAGGACAATGCGATTGGTGCGGAACCAGTCGGGAAGGTCGGTGCTGCTATTCAGCGAATCTTTACCAAGTTCCGACAGTACGCCCAAGCTCTCCAAAAGAGTGCCAAGAAGTTTGCTCGTTACGTTAGAGAAGGCAAAGTCCCGAGTAAATTAAAGTCCTTTTTAGAGAAAGCTGTTGAAGAGCCGATCCCAACGCCTAAAGAGGTGGCGGCAGCTCTGAAAAAGAAAAAGCCCAAACCAAAGAAGATCAAATATGATATAGCATTAACGCCGAAGAACCCCAAGTATGAGTTGATCCTCGAAAAGAAAGCAAGGACACACAAAGAATTAAAAGAAATTATACCTGCGAATAAGAGAGTTGCCCAGAAGAAGCCCAAGGGCAAGCCATATAAGCATATCAGCGGTGAGAGATTCAGTGATTTAGATCTAAGTAAGACTGAGGCTAAAGTCACGCTTACAGATAAAGATATTCAGGATGTTTGGCAGAAGGTTCTTAAATCCACTAATATACCAAAGGCAGAATTGCCAACAGGCATGGAGCCGCATGGTGCTGCTTTCTTCAATGATGCATTAAGTTTACCAGACAGAAGCAGGTACTGGTACGAGAACTCCGCTGAAACATTCAATGATCGTTTTGTGGACAACACACCAGAAGAGATCCAGACAATATTTTCTGTAAGCAGCGCAGCCAGCGTACAGGCTACTCCTGAACTTCAAATGAGAAGAACTCTAAGTATATTGGCAGAAAATGAGCAAGGCATACCAATTGAGACAGGTTTACCGACACCACAGTCAGTATCAGATGCCTTATTCAGACATTTGGCTGGCTTAAAGACAGGAAATTTCGAGCAGACTTTCAGTTATTTGAGTGGTTTTGTTGAAGAGCCTCCGCTATCTACTAACGACAGGCAGGTCGCATCTTATTTTAATATAGACCCCAATGAGCTTGCTGCTGACCCTAGACTGTATGAAGTACTGTCAAAATTCCACATAGAGCTGCGGGATAAGATCAATTCACAACTGGAGAAGGGACAAAACAAATATGAGAGCTGGCAGATTCAGGCAGTTGCCTGGGTTCAGGAAAGAATAAATAAAGGCGTATCCACTGAAGCAAATGATTTAGAAGAGGCAATGGATGCAGTATTGAATAGACTGAAAAATGCTGATGTAGATGTTCCAGTGAATGAAGCTGGTCAAATGATTGTTACAAAAGAATTGCTCAATAAGCCCAAGGTCATTGATGTTTTGACACCAACCACAAAGCAATTAAGAGAAAGTAAGATAGCAACGGTTGAAGTGGGCACCACTCAAACCCCAGTGGGAAAACAAGCTGCGAAATTATTGACCAGGGTCAGGGATATTTACGATAAGACAACAGATCCACGAATAAAGAAACAACTTGACAATGTTCGTCATCATTACAGATCAATACAAATTCGTGCCTTTAAAGAACTTGGCAGAAAAAGAAGTGAGATGTCAGGAAGTCCAAATCTTATTGATATGATTGTTACCGCAATGACTGGTAAACGAGCAATAATTACAAGGATCGATTTTGGTCATGGTGTATTTGGAACCTATAATGGTATTGCGAGTCCTAATATTCGTATACCAATGGTACAGAAATTTGGGGATAAGTATGTACCGCTAACCGATGATCAGATTAATATGGTATTGGGATTCATTGGTAAACCATTCAAACAGGATGCTATGGCAGCAAGTAAATTTAAGCCTGTAGATCCACAAACAGATCCAGACACTCACACTGTTTTCATAAAACAGTATAAAAAATTACATTCAGAGATAGTTGAAGATATTGAAAATGAGTTAAATAGAATTTCTGGTCTTGATTTTAGTTTCAATGTTCATCATGTCCCTAATGGTGTTGTTATAGATGTGAACCCGCATTTTAATGCTGATTTCACAACTGAAGCACCTGATAAGGTGATGTTAAATGATGTGATAAAAGAGGTTTTAGGTGACAAAGTTAACATAAAGTACTTGGATAATACATATGATGCTAACTATTTTGAGCACCCTGATTATAACCAGTTAATAAGGAGATTAAAAAATGGCATCGCAGAAAGACACAAAGCTGCCCTCAGGAAAAACACTAAGGCAAGTCCAAGCCAATCTAGATCAGCTATACAAGGACAAAAACCGATCAAAGAAATTCTCGAAGGATTTTCCAAGCATGACATTGGAAGAGCAACGGCGGGAAGGATTAAGTACAGAGCCGACATTGATTATCTCAACAGGGCGCAGACCGAAATTGAAAAAATAGCATCTAATTTCGATAAAGATACTGCTGTATGGAATAAAAAATCTGAACCAATTATAAAAAGAGCGGAACAACCGCCCCCACCCACCTACCATATAAAGAGACTATATAAAGATTTAAAAAGTGGAAAGACTGCGGATCTCTCCGCAGCAGAATTAAAAGCCGAAGCAGTCCGTTTAAGAACTGGCAACCCCCCCCCCATATACGCAGGATCAATCAATCTCGATAAATTAATATTAGACGATGCGGTTAATATGGGCTTTACGCCGCAAAGCATGAGACTGCTGTACGACGGTCTTGTCAGTGTAGGAAAATTTACATTTAATGATCTTCCTGGTAAATTAAGATTAGAAGCCCGCCGGCATGGAATCAATAAAGATAACTTTACCGAGCAGTTTGGTAACTTTAAAAATGCCTCCGCAAAAGCACAAGCCTGGTTTAAAAAAGTTTGGGAAGCTATAAAAGCGTGGTACGCAAAGAACCGGGAATACTTGCAGCAGGGAGCGATTAATCCGAAGCCTATCGGTTTTATCAATACTATGGCTGAAAGGTATAACCAAGCCGGCAGACCCAATAAATTACAGTTTATAAAAGAATTAAAAGAATCCGGCTTTACTAAACAAGAGATCAAAAGGGCATCGCAGCTGTATACCCAGATCAAGGAAAAGAGCCTTGTAGAGCCTGGTGTTGTTACACCTATCGAAAAAGAACTCTCTAAACTGGAAGATAAAGAGCAGGAAGCCGTTGATCTGATCAAGGCAGCAGGGTATCAAACGACAGAACAGTTTAAAGCCCGGGAAGTGCGAGACGATATACGCCAGAGGATCACCACATTAATACGAGGACACCGGATCGGGTCAAAAGAAAAGAACCTTGAACTGATGAAGTTGAAAATGATGATTCGCAACTATGCAAAAGATCATTTACCAAAATATGAGATTACCAAAGGACAGATAAAGCCCATATTAACGGCATTGTCCAAAGTGAAGAACGAGCGGCAGCTGAACGCTGTATTTAACCGTATTGATGAAATAGCAAAAAAAGTCCATACCAAACAGTTATTAAGGGGAATAAATAAAGAACTTAAACGTACAAAGATGAAGAAAGTGTCCGGGAAACTGACCGGTAAAATGACAGCAGACACACAGGAAACGATTGAACAGGTCAGGCAGATAGTAAAGATGTCATTGACCGAGGCGGAAACGGAAACGACAGCAATGTATGAAATAGCCGTTCATCAAAACACCGAACCATCTGAAAAGGATGCGCAGCGCATTTATTTACTGGAACTCTATGGCGGATTAAAAACCAAATCTGTAGATCAGTTAGCGGATGCGTTATTAAACCTGCAATCCATTATTAATGATGGTGTTACGCTGCGATCCATAAAAGAACAAGTCCGCAGAACCAAAAACGATATTATGCAGCGGAAAGCTGCGGAGATCATCACCGGTGGCAAACCGGTTCATGGCAAACTATTACGTAGAACCCAGGGTTTGGACGATACAAAGATGACAAGGATCATCTGGAATATTATGCGGGGGTCTAATGCGACAATGCAATCCTGGGAAACACTTCTGGACATATACTCTTTTCACGATAAAGGGTCAGCACCATACAACAGTTTTTTAAATATAAAGTTTGGTGGCGATTTGCGGGAGGCTGATCTGTCTGAACAGGAAGGAGTCAGGCTCAAAGAAATTATATTAACAGAATCAGCAGAGAGTATATTCGGTGCGAAGGGAAGAAAATTAGAAAAGATTCTAAACAAAAACGAAACGCCGGAAGAAGTAGATGTTGAAATCATGGTGGATGTATTACCGGAGCGGCTCATTCAATACGGCAAAACAACTAAATTAAAAGTCAGCCAGAATGAATTAGCCCAATATTGGATGTGGCTGCAAGACACAAAATTAGAAGAAACATTTAAGAATATGGGTTTTACCAAAAAAACAAGATTCCAGATTGAAGTAGCATTAGACCCTAAAGTGCGGGGATTTGCTGAATATCTGCTGAATGAGTTTTACCCGGCGTATTACCCGGAGATCAACAGCATATACAAGAATATGTTCCACGTTAATCTGTCATATAACCCGAAATATTCCCATTTATCCAGGGAGTTTTACGGAAAAGACACGGATCAGGGAGAAACGCTGGACAGCACCAGTCCATTAGCCTCGGCGTACAGCGGGCATCTGATTGCCCGGGTAGACAGTAAGCGACCCTTGCAGCCAACGGATATGCTTAAAAACGCCTATCAGCATATATTCCAGATGGAACATTTCATTTCCCATGCGCAGCCGATCCGTGAACTTCGGGCAGTGTTTAATGATGCAGAAGTCCGGGGCGGCATGGAGGAATACTTCGGTGTTAAGATGCTGCAAGTGTTCGATCGTTTTGTGGAAGATATAGCCCGGGGCGGAATTAGCCGGGATAAGGTCAGTAAATCTGTGGACTTGCCGATCCGTAACTTTATCAGGGCTAAAATAGGATTGAAGCCGGTCATCTTTTTAAAGCAGCTTGCTTCTATACCGGCAAACATGGCAGAGATGCCGGTACACCAGTTTATTAAGGGTATGGGCGGATTCTTTATTAACCCAAGAAAAGCCATTAGAACGCTGAAAGATTCGCGATTAGTAAAAAGCAGGGGCAAAGGGTTTAACCGGGATGTCAGGTCTTTACTTGTAAGGTCTACAACTAAACGCCTATCGAACACTAAAGGTTTTAATGATTGGCTCATGTCATTGGCTAAATTGGGTGATATAGGGGCGATTATCTCTGGCGGCTGGTCTGTGTATGACTATCACTATAAAATACAGATTAAAGCGGGTGAATCACACGATGCAGCCCATCTGTATGCCATAGGGAAGTTTGATGCGACAGCCGAGAAATGGCAGCAGTCCGGTCAGGTGAAGAATCTATCTCAATTACAACGTAGTGGTTCAGTAATGAAAATGTTTACCATGTTCCTTAATTCCCTAATCCAGTATTTCCAGCAAGGTGAAACAGGTATCAGAAACTTAATCGCCGGTCGTGGCAAGAAAAGCGAGAATATCAAACGGACACTCGTTGCTTATGTCGTTTTACAGGCAGCGTTTCAAATTATAGCCCAGGGACTTAGTTTTGACCCGGATGATGAAGATTTTTGGAAAGAACTCTCTATATCATGGGCGAAAGGTATACCTATACTTGGCAGTGCATTGAAATGGCTGGTCTTTAGAAGATTCATGTATACCATTACTCCCATAGAGTCAGTGATACCGGAACTTGGGCGAGCGTGGGATGCCGGCGGCAAAATAGTCCAGGCTGTGGGCGGAAAAGAAGAATACACACAAAAGGAACTGGTTAAAATGGCTGACGATGTTATGAATGTAATCGGAACTGTGACTGGTACGCCGTATCAAGGAGTTAGCGGTATTGTTAAAGGTGTTTACGAGACAGTTACCGGAGAAGCAGATAAGCCAATCCGCAGATCACTGGGCTACAGTAATTATGCTTTATATGGAACAAATGAAGAAAAGCGGCTAATCCTGATTAAAGCGGTGGAGCATAATAAATCACAAGAAGAATTTATAGAAGATTTAAGCCTATATTATAAAGGTGAAGGTAAATCAGCTGCCTATATTAAACTGGCAAAGAAAAAAGCAATAAAGGATTATAAGATATACAGCCGTTACGGACTTGACAATGATAAGGTCAATGAATTAATGAAAGGCGGACAAACGAATGACGATAAGGCTAAATATCTTAAAAGGCTAAAAGGAGAAATGCCGGCAGCAGAATTTAAAAAGTTTTACAACGAGGCGAAAAAGCTGAAGGTGATATCGGACGACCTGCATAGTAAGTTCACAGGGAAAAAGAAAAAATCAATAACCAGAAAATTGCCGTCCCGCCAGGCATACAGCCGCAAAGCATATTAGAGATTTGTAATGATGATAAATCTAAAGTAAATTAACCGTACATATTAATTGACTTACAGAGTCAATCTTAAAATTAGACGCTCTGCATAATCCAACAGGTTGGGGTTGGTAGGGCTTTTTTTTTATCTGAAAAGGAGCAATACAATGTCCGCAATACCTATCGTAAAAGGGTTAGGATCGGCAAATAAAGCCGTTAGTATAACAGACAATGAAACCACTCACGTTAAATGTCGTGCAATATATGTAGGCACAGACGACAGCTATGATTTTTATATAAACGGTGTTTGGGTAAAGTTTAAAAATGCCAATGAGGGTTCGATCTATCCTGTTAGAGCAACAGGGGCAAGAATATCTGCTGGTGGCGTTGCACCAAGCACTGGCGACATAGTGTTTTTGAACTAATGCTTGGATTAGGCACTTCTCTAACCAGGGGAGGAAAAGTAGTTCGTACCTACGTCAAGGACGGTCTCAAACTCTATATGCCCTACAAAGGCTCTGACGCTTCCGAAGTAAAATTCGTAGGCACAGGCTCTACCAGTTTTGATGGTAGTAATGATTATGTGGATACAAACTCAACATTTCAATCTACCTTTCAAGGTTCATTTACAATTAGTGCATGGATAAAGCCCACTGATGGTAATCCTTCAGGAGATGAAATATATATTGGTACAAACAATGCCGATGATACAGATGCTATGTATCTCTATGTTAGAGATGGAGGAGAATTAGGGTTTTATTATAAAACAAATAATAATAGTGATTTAACTTTAACAAATAGTGCATTGTTCACTGATGGACAGCAAGATTGGTGTCATGTATGTGCAGTTGTTGATGATACTTTAAATCAGGTAAGTCTTTATTTTAATGGAGTTTCACAAACATTAAGTGTTAGTTATGATGGTGATATTTCATCAATAACTAACTCTGATTTTCAGTCAAGTGGAACTACTCCTAATTTATTTATTGGGGCTTATTCTGATAATGGAACATCATCAATGGAGTACAAAGGCTCTATCAAGAACGTATCTATTTGGAGTAGGTGTTTAACCGCCACAGAAATTCAGAATGTAATGTATCGGTCATATGCAGAAGTAAGTGGCAGACTTGCAGATGGGCTTGTGAGCTGGTGGGCTTTGGATGCTACTGGGTTAGGCAGTGAACTTATTACTAATGGAACATTTGATGATGCAAGTACGACAGGATGGGAATTAGCATCAGAGGGTTCAGAGGTTGTTAATCTTTTTACAATTAGTGCATCTGGGAATGGATGTAATGTGTCAACTGATCCAAATGCTGACCACAAATATTTTGGGACAGCAGATGATGGGTCAGCTCAAGGTTATGGTTTTAGTATTATAAATGACAGAACTTATCAAATATCTTTTGATTATACACAAAATAGTGGTATTTCTCCAAGAATAAGGATTAGAAAAAATAGTCTTGATGGGGGTAATATAGCGGATTTTGAAGTGGCTGAAGGAGCATATACAAATACTACTGTAGAAACAAAGACATCAACCTTTACTGCAGGTGATTATTCTGGAGGAACTCCTGCTAATATTGGCTATCTATCATTTGACCTTGGAGCAAGTACAGCTACAAATTTTACTATTGATAATGTAAGTCTTAAGGAAGTATTGGTTAAAGACCTAAAAGGTTCTAATGATGGTTCTATATATGGTGCAACAGTAGACGAAGACCTCTACGGTGGCGATACTCCAGTAATCCCAAGAGCCATAGACAATGCAAGAACAGTACAGGCAGATGCTATTGGTGCTGGGAGTGCTTATTTTGATACAAGCAATACTGACTATATAGATTGTGGGGTTATAGATTTTGATACTAATGATTTTTCTATGGTGGCTTGGTATAATGCAGATTCTTTAGTAGACTATTCAGGAATAGTAACTAATAGAGAAAGCTCTGGAACTTATATTGGTTCTCAAATTAGAGTTAGAGGTGCAGATATAGAATTAATAACAGATTGTGGTGGTATCTCTTTTGAGACTAAAACAGTAGCATTTGTTCCTATTATAAATAGATGGACTCATGTAGCCGCAACAGTTGATAGAGATGGATTGCAGAGTTTATATATTGATGGAACACTCCAAGCAACAACTGATATTTCTGGTCAATCATCTGTTGACTTAACTCATACAGATAGCTTGATGATTGGAAAATATATAGCAGATAATAGGTATTTTGATGGCAACATCTGTCAAGTTGGTATATGGAGCAAGGCACTCACCCAAGCACAAATCCAGAGTGTTATGGAAAAAACATACGAAGAATTGACTGCATCAGAGAAAACGAATTTAGTCTCATATTGGGCATTGGATGAAACGATAGAATCAAGTGGAACTGGTGCAAGTTTTGTATATGATAAAGTAGATACTTCTTTGGGGAGTGAGTTATTAACTAATGGTGATTTTTCTGATACTACTTCTACCGATTCATCTTCAAGTGCATTAGCAGGATGGACAAATGAATATACTCATAATTCTAATAGTAAGTTTACAATATCAGGTGGTGCTTGTACTCTGATTTCTGATGGTACTTCTACAAGCATGAAGCAGGCTATTCTTACTGTTGGGAAAGTCTATAAAGTAACTGTAAATATTACGGATGTTACTTCGGGTGGAATTAAAATTTATACAGGTAGTAGTACTTTACCGACCAATATTACAACAACTGGAATACATACAATTTACAAAACTGCAGAAGATTCTGATTTGGAGGTATGGAGAAAATCAGGAGTGACAAGCAATGTTACTTTTGATGATATTGTTGTCAAAGAAGTCCAAGGCAATGTAGGACAACTAATCTAATGGCTACCACAATAGCACTAACATCACAAGCTGGAACAAACGCACCTTACAAGCTCGGCTCTCCTCCAGACTTCGGCGCTCTGTATAGTGGCAGGGCATTAGAGTTTGATGGGGTTACGGATTATGTTACTTCAGATATTATACAATTTCTTCCAATAACTTTTGCTTTTTGGATATATCCTGACGAATGGTCTGGTATACACGATGATAATGCAATTGTAATAGGATGGAGATACACTACATACGACCAGCATGGATGTTTTGTACAATTAACCAATGCTGGTCTTTTACAGGCAAGTTGCCATAATAATGCTACTACTTTTAAAAACGATTTAAACTATACATTAACAAAGAATACATGGCAACATATAGCAGTAACATTTGATACTCAAGGAGTAACTGCTGGTCAAAATGACTCTACATCAATAATAGGAACAATATATGCTGATGGAGTTCAAGTAGATACATTAACAGCTGGTGGGGGACTGATGTCTTCTGCTACTTTTGGAATTGGAAGTGTTACTGATGCTGCTGCTTATTTTCCTGGTAAACTATCCAACGTCCAAATCTGGGACAAGGCTTGGTCATTATCAGACGTACAATATGCCTACACACATCCAGAGAAACTAATCACAGACAATAGTTCTGTCACATCTGGCACTACCATATCCAACTTAAAGGCTTGGTATCCTTGCACAGAAGGTAATCCAAGAAGCCCACAGACTACTGTATATGATGGCTCTCCTAAAGGATTGGGGAGTGAGTTACTTGGTGACGGAGATTTTACATTAACAGGCACATTAGCAACTAATACAACTGGGACATATTGGAAAACAGATAGTTATGATTTCTGGTCAATTAGTGGAAGCCAAGCAATTCTTACAAATCCTAGTGGTTCTGGTGTTGAAATGGAAGAAATTTCTGGTGGTAGTATTGATGATACAATAATTGCAGGAGCACTTTATAAAGTTGTTTTAGAGATTATATCGGTTACTGGTTCGGGAGACTTCAGAGCAAGAGTTGGGAATACAGGTGGTACTCTCCGAAGTGCAGTTGGTACATATACAGAATATATAGTTGCATCTAATACAGATGCTTTTACACTCTCATCTGGAGGAAATGATACTGTTGTAATTAAGGTTGATAATGTCTCCGTCAAATTAGTCAAAATGGGCAATCACGGTACAACTAAATTTTTTAATGAACTGGCTGAAGATAATGCTGCTGATGATGATACTGGAGATTGGACAAAAGGAAGTGGGATGACTCTTGCTTTTTCTTCAGACCATTATACAGCAACAGCAACTGGTAATAATAAATATTTTTACTTAACAGCAGCTACAGCTGTTACATCTGGGAGAACATATAAAATATCAATAGATATGAAAGACGGGACAGCATCAACCATATCTGGAGATATGGGGATTGTTGATGACGGTGTAAGTTTTGCTGGTTCTCCTACCCATACTTCATTTACAACAGGAGGCAGTTTTGCAACAAAAACTCATACTGTGGTAGCAGATGCAACAGAAAATGCACATATATATGTGGAAATAGATGGTTTGGCTGGTAGCAATATTCAACTTAAAAATTTCAAAATGGAAGAAGTAGGCGTAGCCACAGGCTGGACTACTGCTGATGCAGAGCCTTTAATCCCACAGACTGCTTTGATGGGGATGAGTAAGCCGATGGTGTTTAATGGGATTGATGATTCAGTAAGCTGTGGAACTGTATCAGAGATTACTGCACCTACTGCTTCCTATTCGGTTTGGTTTAACGCAACTACTGTGGGTGCGGACGATGGGATATTATGTAATAATAATACAGGTAATGATAGGGTAGGTATGATTTTTAGTGCGAATGGTAGATTACAATTTTCTGGGACTTCTGGAAGTAGTGGATATCATATATATTCAGATTCAGTAATAAGTACAGACACTTGGTATCATGTTGTATATACAAGAAGTTTGTCTGGTAGCTATACAACAATAAAAATGTATGTAAATGGTGCATTACAAGCTGATACTGATACAAGCGAATATACCCAAAGCACATCTATTAATACTCTTTTTATTGGAAGATTATCAGGAACATCGGCATATCATTTTGAAGGTATTATAAATGAAGTTGCAATATTTACTGATGAACTTTCTCTTACACAAGTACAGGAATTATTCAATGATGGAGTTCCATTTGATTTAGACGGAAGTACATTAACAGGCAGTCCCACATTAACAAATTATTATAGAAATACAGGAACTGGTACTTGGTCAAATTTAAAGAATCCAGGAACTGATGATGGCACTCCTGCAGGTTCTCCAGCCACAATCCTCCTCCCAGAAGGCACTACCTCTGGCAAAGATTTATTAGGCTTTCCTTTAACCCATCCCAATTCTGGGTGGCTGAATTTGAGTGGGAGTGAGTATGTGGAGATTGCTGATAATGATGTACTTGATATAGAAAGTGCTGTTACACTTGAATGTTGGGCTAAATATACCAGTCCTCAAAATGGGTATGCACAACTAATGGCAAAAGGATATGATGGAGCATATCAAATACATTCAAATGTAAGTGCATCTGCTGGATTGCCCAGATTTAGGTTGAGATTGTGGAACGGCTCAAGTTATGCAATGAGTGGGTCTGCACTGGCAACTACCAGATGTGATGATAATGAATGGCATCATATAGTTGGAACTTATTCGGAGGGAGGCGGTGCTGATAATGTGAATATCTATATCGATGGAGATTTAGAGACTACTTCAACAAGTACTGGCATTATAAATTCAAATACTGAACCATTTCATATTGGAAGAGATACATATTCAGGAGGTAGTTTCTTTGATGGTTCTATAGATGAAGTAAAAATATACAACAGAGCATTATCAGAACCAGAAATTTTAAAAAATTATAAACATGGCAAATCAAAACATAGTTAAGGAAAAATTATGGCACATTACGAATTATACATCTGTCTGACAAAGGCAACTTATGAATCAGCAGTACCAAGCGTACTCCAGCCCAAATTAGGGTGGGATGAGTACACCTACAAAGATGTAGATAAGACTGGAACAAGAATGGTGCAACTTACCGTATCACATGATAATAGCACAAAGGCTGAAATCAAAACCTATATGGACACGTATTCGATAGAGTACAATTCAGGTGATACTAAGCAAGACCTGATTGATAAGACAATGATTTGGCAACTTGATAACGGTATTCCAAGCGAAGAAGAATCATATGAGTACACAGAAAACGTAGTAGATACCACTACTACCATTACTCCCACATGGAAAGAAAGTGCCTTCAAGGGCAAATTAGGCGCACCCAGAGTCAAACCTGACGGTAGTCTGGTAATTGTAAAGGGTGAGTTCAGTATGCTTACAGGAGAATTATCGGCTATGAAAGATTTAGGGAATGATATGGATTATCCCAACAATT